TGTAGCAGTAATAGCAGGACGAGAGTATCCAAAAATCTTTGCCATTCCTGCCACGGCATTTGATCCAATTTGCGTCGCTTTCGCAAAAGGTCCTATGTAAGGAATGCCGGAAAAATATGCAGCATACTTTGCAACAGTTGTTGCGGGCCCACTAATGGTACCCTTCGCGTTCGCTTCATCAATCTCTCCAGATTGAGGTTGTAACACGGAAGGTTCGTTCGACGTAGGCACACTCAAATGGACATCCTCTGCCCATGCAAATATTGTAATACTGATAGCAGCACTTGCACCATTAGCATGTTTGAGGTTGGTCAAAGTACGCAATAGTATTTTTCCAGCTTGATTCCACTCACTCTTAGGAATATCAAAATAATCCAGATGCCAAAACATCGGAAGTTTCATTTCACCACCAAGCGAAGTGGTTGGGCATAAGAACACCCTGGGTAGTTGACTAGCTGCAATCAGGCCCCATTCATTAAGACCACCATACTCTGATGTGTTGTCATAATACGCGAGGGGCCAATAGCTCATCATTAACTTCCCATAGTAAAAACCATTCCCATTAATCACAGCTTTAACTTTTAAGTTTGCACGAAGAAGTTTGTAATTTGCAATACGATTTGCGACCCTAGGGTTATCAAAGAACAAGCTCCAGGGGTCGAATTCAGCATTCAAAGCTATAGATGGGCTCCAAGAATATTCGGCGATCTTCACTGGACGTGAGAAGAATTGTTCTAAAGGTACAGAACTATCATCATGTACGTGTCGTGTAGGATCCATAGGTCCCGAAATATCTTGTGAGTATGGTTCATACTCATCAGCAAAAGTCACATTTTGCTGGGTGGTTGATCCGTTTTTGAAAACAGACTCACCAAGTGATCCACTCTGAGGCGTGAGCACTGGCGCATCAAAAATGCTTATAGGGCTCGGAGCGCGATGCGGCGGAATAGACACACCATCGAATCGTGAAACTCTGGCACCAAGTACCAAACGGTACCTATGCCACAGTTTGTCAAAACGGTTGGGATTAATTCCATAATGGCGCATATACATTAACACCTCTAGGATTGTTGGATACAGCGAGTCATCCGACTCCTGCACCACTGTCAAATGAGTGTTGGAGGATTCCCCAACATCTCTGTCAAAATTGTTATTATTAAAACGTGTAGTAGACTAATTTATTTACATGTCACAGTCCCCCGCCTAGAGGAAAGTGAATGTGTTTGGTTTTGCGGGTGGCATCCCTCCCCTAAATAGGGGTAGTTCAAAGAACATCCATACGTACAAAAGCCTCATTCAAAAACAAGACCAAACACTTATTATATACAATGGGTCATCCAGGTGCACGCAGTTTTTTGCTTTTCCGTGGAATCCAGTATGACTAACTGGACACTTATTTCTAAAGAGCTAAATAAGTCAAAAGCAATCACGAGATGGGGTTGAAACCCCGCAAGTGACAAAAGCAGAACTCTAATTGAGGACTGCGTAAGGGCTCGATTCATCATATTCATCGAGCTCGAGATCCGGGTATTCATCCAAATATTTCACACGCCACTTCAACACTCTCTTATCATATGAAATGTCAAGTGCAGAGCACATGTGCAAAATACCTGCTTCTCGGGCTACAGCTCGCA